GCGGCTCCGGCTCCAGCAGGTGACAGTGCCAAGAGAGCAGAAGACATCTTGAAGTTGATTAGATCAAGACAAGCAAAATAATCTGACATTTTACCACGGCCCTGATATTGACGTCAGGGCCTTGGTATGCTAAAATAGATTACACAAAGGACAAAAATTATGACAAAAGTATTTGACGCAACAAAATTTAGAAAAAGTATAACGAAATCAATACAGGGTTTAGGAATTGGATTCAGTGATCCAACAGATTGGATATCAACAGGAAACTATGCATTAAATTACCTAATGACCAGTGACTTCAACAGAGGTATCCCACTAGGCAAGGTAACAGTACTTGCAGGTGAATCAGGAGCAGGTAAAAGTTACATAGCATCAGGAAACATTATTAAGAATGCACAGGATCAAGGTATCTTTGTTATACTGATCGACACAGAGAACGCACTAGATGAACAATGGCTACAAGCATTGAAAGTGGACACATCAGAAGATAAACTTTTAAAATTAAGCATGTCAATGGTTGATGATGTTGCAAAAACTGTTTCTGAATTCATGAAAGGATACAAAGAGCAACACGCAGACAACAAAGAAGGTGCACCTAAAGTGTTGTTTGTTATAGACAGTCTAGGCATGATGCTTACTCCAACAGATGTCAATCAGTTTGAAGCAGGTGATATGAAAGGTGACCTAGGTAGAAAACCTAAGGCATTGACGGCACTTGTAAGAAACTGTGTGAACATGTTTGGAAGTTGGAACGTGGGACTTATAGCAACCAACCACACATATGCATCGCAAGATATGTTTGACCCAGATGACAAGATATCGGGCGGACAAGGATTTATCTATGCATCAAGTATTGTAGTTGCAATGAAAAAATTAAAACTTAAAGAAGATGAAAAAGGTAACAAAGTAACTGACGTAAGGGGTATCAGAGCCGCTTGTAAAGTTATGAAAACAAGATATGCCAAACCATTTGAGGGTGTACAAGTCAAGATCCCATATGACACAGGCATGGATCCTTACAGTGGACTAGTTGACTTGTTTGAGAAAAAAGGTTTATTGGTACAACAAGGTAACAGACTAAAGTACATCGATTCCAAAGGTAAAGAACACATAGAGTTCAGAAAAGCATGGGTAGGTGATAAATTAGATATGATAATGGCGGAATTTAAAGAAGTTGCAACTGCCGAAACAATTGAAGGCGAACAGGAATAATGAAGGATTTTACACACGAAGACATTGAACGTTTATGGACATCAATCGTGCATTACGTCCCGGAGAGACAAAAATTGGACATGGCTATTGACTTCATTAAAGGTTTAGAAGACATCGGTGTAGAACATGACGAACTAAAAGCGTCGGCAGAATACGACCCAAAACTAGAGGAAGCCATTAATACTGTGTTCGAAGAAGACGAAGTCGACGAAGACGGATACGGCGACGATGAATGATAAACTGGTACAACGAAGTAAGTAGAAGTTTAGACAAAATACCAAATTGCGTAGCATACTTTGACAAAGAATTAATAGAAGCAAAAAGACAGTGCAGAATCTATGGCAATCTTGAAAAAGCAAGTGCCTCACTTCCGGGAATAGTAGAAGAAAGATTTGGACAACTACAACAGTTGGAGGCAATACTGGAATATCTAAATATAGAACTTAGAAGACTAAGGTCAAAAACTTTCAGAAAATTTTTAGAAAATTACAATAGAGCATTATCAAGCAGAGATGCAGAGAAATACGTTGATGGAGAAGACGACGTAGTGGACATGACCAAGATAATAAATGACTTTGCATTATTAAGAAATCAATGGCTAGGCATCACCAAAGGACTTGATCAGAAGCAATGGCAAATTACAAACATTGTAAAACTGAGAGTGGCAGGAATGGAAGATGCTGACATCAAATAGAAGAATAATCCTTACTGACGTAGATGGCGTTTTGTTGGAATGGGAACATCATTTCACAGAATGGATGCTACAAAGATCTTATTATGAAAACGAAGTTGGTGAAGGATACATTGGTAAAAAAATTTATCCCTACAAACTATTAGACGACAAACAAAACACATATGAAATGGCAGAACGTTTTGGACTTACCAAAACCGAAATTAGAAAAGAAATAAGAGAGTTCAATAAAAGTGCGTGGATGGGCACCCAATGTCCTATACAGGATTCGCAAACTTGGGTAAAGTTATTGGCCGCAGAAGGTTGGACCTTTATTCCAATTACATCTCAAACATCAGATACAGCCGCACAACTTTTGCGTAAGAAAAGACTTGGAGAATTATTTGGAGATCATATTTTTACAAATTATCATATTTTAGACACAGGAGCCGATAAAGATTCAGCATTAGCGGAGTTTCACAACACCGGACTGTATTGGGTCGAGGACAAGCCTAAGAACGCACTAGCCGGGCTCAATTACGGTTTAAAGCCCATATTAATCGACCATGAGTATAACCGAGACTTTGACCATCCTGAAATTACCAGAGTAAATAATTGGAAAGAAATTCATAAATTGGTAACAGGAAAAAAATGAAAATTTACGTAGGTTGGGACTCTAGAGAAGATATTGCATACCAAGTTTGCGAACATTCTATCAAACGTAGAGATCCTGATGCAGAAGTAATACCTCTCAAACAAAATGACATGCGGGCTCAGGGCATCTATACACGAGAGCTAGACAAACTGGCATCAACAGAATTTACCTTTACGAGATTTTTTATTCCATATCTAAACGATTACAAAGGATGGGCAGTGTTTTGTGATTGCGATTTTTTATGGAAAATAGCAAGTTCAGATCTAGAACAGTACTGTGACCCAGACAAGGCAGTTGTTTGTGTACAACATGACTACAAGCCCAAAGAAACAACAAAGATGGATGGCCAAGTACAATCAGTGTATCCAAGAAAAAATTGGTCAAGCATGGTGCTTTGGAATTGTGAACATCCAAAAAACAAAATGCTTACTCCAGAATTCTTAAATCAACAATCACCAAAATTTTTACATAGATTCAATTGGCTAAATGACGACGAAGTAGGTTCTCTACCTCACAACTACAATTGGTTAGTGGGATGGTACAAAGAACCCGAGGATGGCAAACCTAAAATATTGCATTACACAGAAGGTGGTCCATGGTTTGACGGCTACAGAAATTGCGAATACGCAGACGACTGGAAGAAAGAAGTTATCAACCTGTTCAGTGCATAATGAACTTTTTCAAAAGATTATCAAAAAGATATCATCGCACAGATCCTGTAGAATACATTATGGGTCCAATAATACTGCCAACGTTGGAATACGACGATCTATACGAGAACCAAACTAGACTCGATGGAACAGCATGGAAAAAATTCGAAGAAAACTACAAATTGAAATACATATTTCACGACGATTTACGTGACGTTGATCTTGATCGTGATATTATATGTTTGTGGTTTTTTAGAGAACGTTCAGACAGAGATCCCGGCACAGACATTAAACTTGCAGGCAAGATACTGACTTATCTAGCGAATTCAATCTTAATTACACCCTGCAAACAAATAAAAATTAAAGAAAGAAATAAATTTTTTCCTAGAAGACCGTGTGTACAACTGGATATAGATAAGGAAACTTTTTTAAATATAAAAAAGGATTTAAAAATTAATGACTGAAGGAAAACGTTTTCTAGATAAATGCCTAGCAACCGAGGTAGCAAATAATCCATGGCCTCATCAAATAATTTTGGATACGTTGGGCCAAGACACTTTTGAAAAGTTAAGACAGCAGTGCGTTGAAAAACTTAATTTCAAAACTACCGAACTACATCACATATTTCCAAAAAACTACAAAGAACATGGTTTAGATTTTTATGATGAGACCGTGGATATTTGTACTACACTACTTGAAAGTTACAAAGATCTGTGTGAAAAATATCCTAATTATAGAACTTACGAGAAATTAGGCATAAATGCCCATATATCAATCACACCACCTCTACCTTACAAGTTCCATATCCACCAAGAAGGTTTAGAAAAAATTTGGAGTGCGGTCACCTATATAACTCCAACAGAGAACGTTGGCACGAAAATGTATAAGAAACAACATGAAAATAGTTTTGTAAGTGAAGCAAAATGGATACCAAACAGCAGTTTTATATTCTGTGGACAGGAAAGACAAACATGGCATTCTTACGAAAGCAACCAAGATACCAATAGGATAACTTTTAATCTTTTTATACAAAAAACAAGAAAAAATAAATGTTTTATTGAGATGAGTGATTTGTAATAAAGTCTTTTAGATGCTTGACGTCCTGTTGTAGGTATCTGTCCCTAACAATTTTCCATACAAAATTATCTCTGTTATTAATATTAAGATTGCTTCGCACCTGCGAACCTGTTTCATCAAACATCTTTTTTGCTTTGAAAACAACGTTGGGCATGTAAAGGCATCTGTGTAATTTCCTGGCTAATTTTTGTGTGTATGTGTCAACGTGCCAATGCCAAAAGAAAGGAGGAGCCAAATATCCCAATGTGTTGATCCAATTTTTATGCACTGCAAAATGTGCCGCGGGCAATACGGTGTCACCCCACAAGGTTGGTTTGTCTGCTTTGATACGCATGGTTCCTTTCATCCGCCCGTCGCTAGGAACTACCATTAGAATTTTGTCCTTGTATTCACTAAACTGTTCAAGTATTAGTTGATCCCAGTCCTGTGTTTGAACTTGCACATCATCACCCATTAACATTACAATATCGTGCTTTGATTTATTTGCAAGTATGTTCCAACTGTAACATGTAGATTGATTTGGTCCTACTGTGTAATATTTTTTATCAAGTAAATCTTTGTATTGTGCAAGTTTTGGGTCGTCATCATTTAGATAAAAAAGTATCTCCACGTCATGCTTCGCTGTGCTTTCTGCGGTCTCAACAAGACGTTTTGCCAATTCAGGTCTGCCTCTTGAGGGACAACTAAAAGATATCATATTAATTTTTTCTTCCAGGTATCTGGTGTGATGTCATTGATTATTTCTAGAGGTAAATGATATTGGAATTTTTTTGTGCCTCTAGTCCTTATGTACTCTGCAGTTTTTTTGACCGCTTGTCGCATGTTTGTGGAAGTGTTATAATTCAACAATTTACGTGCCTTATCAGAAGAGCAAGTTGCTAATTTTACTTCTTTTGGCCTGTCCTTATGATGTATTGGCTCAAGATTGACTCCTGTCTCGTTTGCACAGGCTTCTGCAAGTTGATTAATTGTTACAGGCTCCTCGTCAGGTCCAATGTTAATTACTTCTCCAACAACGTTGTCTTGGAATGCAAGTGCGTTTAAACAATACAAACAATCATCAATATAACTAAAACATCTTTTCTGTTCTCCATCTCCATAGATTATTGGTTGTTTGCCTTGCAACATTCTATTAAGCATGATAGACATAACGTTCCGAAATGGGTCGTCATATTTCTGTCTCGGACCAACTATGTTATGAGGCACTGCAATTACATATTCTACTCCATGTGTTTCACATAAATTTTTCAACACGTCCTCACCTGCCTTTTTGGCGATGCCATAAGGATCCTGTGGACGGCATTCGTAATCTTCTTTGTATGGTACTTGATCATGATGTCCATATCTTGCCATGCTAGAACAATACACAATACGTTTGACTTTGTTCCTTATGGCCGCTGTAATAGTTGTCACCGATGCCTCGAATATATTTCTTGTTACAAGCACAGGAGAGAATACAGATAGTCCTTCGTACGCTGTTGCCGCCGTGTGATAAACTATGTCACACCCTTCCATCGCTTTGGTCAGGTTTTCTAAATCGCAACAGTCTACTTGGTGAAACTCCACGTCTTGTGGAACGTTATCGGTGTAACCACCAATCATGTTGTCATTACCAGCAACAGTATGACCTTGAGATAACATCAAATCTGCTAGGTGTGAACCTAAAAATCCTGCAACACCTGTAATGAAAATTTTCATACGTCTATTTACGTGTCTAGTTTTTGCTCCATACTACATCCGGCCATATCTTGACCTTGACCTTAAATCCTTTTTTCCGTAAATATTTTTCAACTTCTGCATTACTACTTCCATATTTTTTCGTGTTGTTGTTTAACTCTATCATTAGATACTGTATATTTTCAAGTGTTTTTTCCGCACCTTTCAACACCTCCATTTCGTAACCTTCGACATCTATCTTAATCATGTCAACGTCTGCCAAACCAAGACTATCTATTGTTACCATGGGTATATTACCATCACCAATAATTCTTTTGGCTTGGGTAAAATTATCATCGGATAGAGATATCATTTTACTATCATTGCCAACTGCTAATTGATGTGTTTCTACGTTTTCAGGAACATTTTTTACAAGACATCGATAATGTTGAGGATCTGGTTCGAACGCAACAATCCTGCCACAAAATTGATTCATGGCACACGTCCAAGTACCAACCCATGCCCCTATATCTAAAATATGATTGAATTTTAAATCTTCTTTTTCACAAATTTTTATAAATTTATCAAGGCATTTGTTTTGTGTAAAACTTGATCCGCTTTTCCAATCCTCAATATGCTTGTCGTTTTCTGGCACCCAAAATCCGTTAACTTTAATCATAATATTTTTTTAGATAATCAATATCTTCCTTATAAACAGTTTTGATTCTGTCAATTTGTTTGTCGGTTAATTTCATATCATGCACTGTCCGTCTTAACTTGCCTTTTGGTTTGTATTCAGGAAATATTTTTTGAATCTTGTCAGGCCCATTCAACAGGTCCTCAAATCTAAAAATATGATCATACTTCGCACCAGGCTCACACAACCAACGAGTTTGTGGCAAATAGTTTACACGTTTTTCTCCGGATTCGTATTCGTCCATCATGTCATCTATGCTTTTCCATCCGTGCTTATTTGCTGTGTCCTTAACAACACTGAACCATTTCCAAGAACTTATTACCCTATCAATAGGTTCTCTCACCAACGTAATAATTTTGTAGTCTTTTTCATCAACACCTATTTCGTTCAGTTGCTTTTTTATCCCTGACAACTTGCCATGCCGTCCAATTTGCACAGTGTTATGGTTACTCGTGTTTATCAATTGATCACGCTGTTGCCATGCTATTGGTCCCGACCTGTCATAATTCATACGCCATGAATAAGTGAACCATGATCCGCCAGTCCTGGGTATGTGTACAAATATCATTTTTGACCATGGATCAATTTGCATCTAATACAGCCTTTACTTGAGGTAGTAGTTCTTCCGCCCATGCCTCTTGTCCTTGCAAGTTTGGATGATCGTCCAAATCCGACACATTAAGTTTTTTTTCTACACACCAACCGTGTTGTGTCTCTTGTGAAGTGCCACGCAACTTGTAAAAACATTTTTCATCAACTTGGCCTAACAACTCGCCACACTCTTTTGTTAATGGAATGTCAAATCCGTTCCATAATGCATTAAACATCAAGTATGGTATGTTGTTGCTCTTGAAATAATTTTGCATATAAATTATTTGTATCAAAGTCCGGATCTGTCCTTCTGCTTCAATGGCGGGTTTATATTCGTCTTTCCATGGTGCAAATATTAAGTCTTTGTATTTTGCAATTTCACCGGGAGCCTTCATTTTCCATGTGTGCCAGTGCGAACTCCTTCTTAATGTGGTCAATCCTTCACGTCGATTATTACTTGTGAATCCAATTAAAACAAAAGAATTATCTAATTTTGTTTCAAGTGTTTTTCTAAATATCATTTCATTACTAGCACCATTTTCTGCAATCCTTGTATAATTAAATCCTAATTTTTTTGCAATAATTGATCCACACGATTGTGGCTCTTTGGGTTTTATTTTATACTTGCGTGTAAATTCTTTTTTAAGAGCATCAGTATGCACAAATGCTCCTGACTCTAGTCCTTCCACATAAGTTGGCACACCGTTACCCATAGCAAATGAACATCCAAAATGTATCAAACTGTCTATCATAGAACTCCTGTGTGTAGCATGATTTCTACCGCTTTGCCGTTTGCAATTTCATCAGGAGTAAACTGTTGATATGCCAAGGACCACAACCATTCCTCCGCACCTACGAAAAATGGATCTTCGATGTCGGCAAGATCTTGTCCTGCTATCTCTTTTGCAAAACTCTTTTCATGACAGATGACAGGAATGCCCATGCATTGGGCCTCGACCGCAACTAATGAACAACTTGTAACAACGCACCATGCGTCCTTAAGATCCTCGGATAGGGGGACTTTGGCCTCACTTGGTCCGGATGTCCCCCTGCCCCTAGGCTTGTGTCGAAGTCTGATTGGTCTGTCTGTATATCTTTTTATCTGTTCAATAGTGTCGTTTGTCCAGTTAGGCATGTCAAGATAGTTGTTGATGCCATTTGAACTAGGGCAAACTAGGACATAAGAACCTTTGAAGTCGGGTGCTTTTATCTTGTATCCAAACTTTTCGAACCTGTCCGACTTACATCCTTTTATGTAACTGGCATGTATTTTGTTCCTACAAATACGCCAATAATGATTGTCCGGCTTAAGATTGTTGTTGTCGAACCGACCAAAATATGGTGTGTCGGTGTACCAAAACTGATGCTTTCTGGCCTCTAACTTTTTGATCATATCTAAATTGTTATTCACAAATCCCCAGAACATGCTGTTGGTCACTGGTTCATTTTCGACGGAGTTGTCAAGTGTATTGACTGTGTCGGGCCATGACTTTTGCACTCCATCAAATACTTCCCATGCTTTGCTTTTTTTGTTATTAAATGGTGCGTAGATTGTTAGCATCTATAAATTCTTTCAGTTGTGTTGCCCAGTCTTTGTGTCCCTCAGCAGAAGGATGATGGTCGTCCGGAGAACAGTGCTGTTTGTTTTGTTCGGTATATTCCAGATGTGAAAAGTTGGGTTTGAAATATCTCTTTTCATCAATTAAGCCTTGCAGGGTGTAGATATCCTTATGCTTTATGTCTCTTTTGTCTCTTACTAATACAGGATCGGGCAAAGTCTTGTACATCACGTAAGGAAATTTTTTGATCTTAAAATAATTCTGTAGGTTGAGTGTTGCCTCCAACGATTCGAAGTATGCCATTTGCTCAAGGTCAATGTCTGCTGTGGTACTTAGATGTTTGAAAAATGCCTCGGTGGCTCTGTTTTCCCAAGGCTTGTATGTTTTCCAAAAGGAGTTAAGTTCAGGAAATTTATGCTTCTTGTATCCTGTGGTCATGGGAAAATCCTGTCGCATACCTGATGTTATGCCAATGACATAGAAACATTTACGTGCAATGACCGGATTTCTTTCGCACCAGATCTTGGTAGAGACACTGAGTCTTTTGTTACCACGTCCACCAGCACCAAAATGACGTGCTTCTTTCAAATTCATTAATTTTGCTAGTTCCATGCCAACGTGTGTCATTACATTTTCTTTGGGTCTCCTAGTGAGGAAAGAACAGCCGTTCGTAAAAATGTGAGTAGGTTTCATGATACAATAATTAATTATACTATATTAAATCCTATGTCGCAATTTGTTAAAAACATTACCAGTATAAAATATTTCTTAGAAAGAAGTGAATTAGTCGACCAAGAATACAATATAAACTATGCTTACCATCCAAAAGCACCAGAAAAATCATGGCACAGTTTGCCTACTTTTGTAGCAGAATTTAATAATTGTTCTGTCAATAGTTTACCGCTTTTGTTGACAGAAGACAGGCACATGCTGACAGAACATTTATGGCCAATACTTGACAGATACAAAAATAAACCAAAGAAAAATCATAAAATGTGGGACGCTTGGGGTGAGGAGATTGATATCAGGATGCCACCAATAACCAAACAATTTGATGGTACTTACAAATATGTGTGGTTACCAATAGACAAATACAGCACGGGCAATCCATGGCACATATGGATAGACGTGATAAGCAAATTTAGATTGATTGAAAAAAGATGGTCAACAAATTTTGCCAAATACATTTATATACTTGCAAACCCAAGTCCTTATTTTGATAAGGTTGCCAAAGAACTATTTCCTGATCTAAAATATTATGTTATGCCTGAAGGGGCAACATGGAGATTCCAACACCTGATTGTTCCATCGATGAGCAACTCGTTCGACGGTGTTGTGACGCCACACCTGCCACCATGGCTAAGACATTTCAAAGGTTCGTTTGGTATACCCGAAAATCAAAAACCTTTTAGAAAAATTGTTGTGTCGCGTGACAAAGCAAACACAAGAAAATTACAAAACGCAAACGAATTATTGTTAGCACTAAAAGGATGGGAGTCAGTCACGCTTGAAGACTTACCTATTCGAGAACAAGTCAAAGTTTTTTCCGAAGCAACGCATGTACTGGCCACACACGGTGCAGGTTTGGTTAACACTTTATGGTGTAAAGAAGGAACAAAGGTAATAGAAATACAGGATGAGAAAATGCTACACAAAAAAGTTTATCCTTTGCTGTCACACAGTCTTAAACTAAAGCACGAGGTCTTTGTTGCTAAAACAACAAAAGTAGCGACCGATGGTAAAAAACCAAAAGGAGTAAAGAGGTTAAATGACCTGATTAATTTTGATGTTGATATTCCGAAATTAATTAGACATCTTGACTAATTTAAATTATAATATAACCATGTATTCGTTGCTACAAAAAAATCCCACAGTACACACTGACCCATATCCGCACGTGGTGATCGAAGATGCTTTACCATGGCCTTTGTATGAGGCACTCGAAAATAACTTTCCGGAGGCACAGGTTTTAGATGAGAACAACGCTTATGATCAAGGCATATGCTATAGACTGAAGGCAGACAAATTGTTAGATCCCAGTGTAAATGTTCCGGACGTTTGGAGAGAATTTACAAATTATCATACGTCTGCTGAATGGTTCAATGAAGTCACAGCACTGTTTCAAAACTATATGCCTAAAGTTTTGCAAAAAAAATTTACTGAAGACGATCTTGGAGCAAGAGGATGGGCAGATGCCGGCAAAAATATATGGACAGACTGTCAGTTGGTTGTTCATAAACCAATCCAGGAAAAAACAACACGAACACCACACATCGACAATCCAATGGAGATGTGGGCAGGATTATTATACATGCCACACAAAAATGACAACAGCACTGGAGGTGAATTCCAAATTCATTCTACTTTGTCCAATGTTGAAAAAGTTAACAAAAAAGCAGGAAGACAGATTTACGAAAGCGACCTAGGCCCTGTGGTTAAAACTGTACCTTACAAAAGAAACACGTTCGTTATGTTTGCAAACAATTCTCCCAACACTGTGCATGGTGTTTCTCTGCGTGAAAATGCAACAATGACTAGACGTAGCGTGAACGTCATAGGAGAATTCAAAAGAGGATATGCAACCATGTACAATGTGCAAGAGGTGAAATAGTGAACTACGCAGTAAGAACGGAAAGAGCAAACACAGAAAAATATGTTGAAAGTGCCGCAAGAGGCATGCCAGACTGCAAGTTGACAAATTACGAGACTGTGTGTGGCACAACTGACTTTGACAAAGTTGTGTTCATGGGTGTACTGCGAGGCACACACCTAGTATACAAACATGCTCAAAGTAACAACAAAGATTTTTATTACATCGACAGACCTTACTGGGGAGAAAGCAGGGCAACTCCTTATTGGATGAGGTGTGTTAAAAATCAACACGTAAAGACGTTTGTTGACCATAGGCCCGATGACCGATTCAAACAGCAGTTTAAAGACAAAATTAAACCTTTTCATAGGAATGGACAATATATTTTAGTTGTACCACCAAGCCACGCAATGGCAGAAATGTTTGACGGAAAAGATTGGTTGACTGACACACTTAAAGTGTTAAAAGAAAACACAGACAGAGAACTTGTGGTAAGAGAAAAGCCGTACAATCCAAAAGCGGTGATAGATGGTGAAGGAAAAATGGTTCCAGGAAAAAGTGCAAACAACCAACCATCGAGACCATTCGAATGGGAGAAAGTACACGCTGTGGTGACATTTAACAGTTCCATATCAATTAAAGCACTTACAAATGGTGTACCGGCATTTGCAAACTTTGACAATCCGTGTTTGCCGGTGTGCGAACAGGACTTTTCAAAAATAGAAACTCCAAAATATGAGGACCCTAGGCCAATTTTTAATTCGCTGGCATACAATCAATTTACACAAGAAGAATTTAGAAATGGTTATTACATGGAGATACTAGATGGCAGATAGGATGAAACCACATGTAGTTGAGCGTGTTAAACTTATAAGGCAGTGGGAAGCAAAAAACGGCTACGACGAAGCCAAAGACTTACCAGGTTTCCAACTGTACAAAAATTATTATGTTCCTAATGCGGTTGCCAAAGTCGCCAAGAATGTTCTATCTTTTGGTGTTGGAGGTAATGTTGGATTTGAAAAAGAATTAGCCTTTGCCAATAAAGATTTGAAAGTTAACTTGTATGATCCTACTCCTAGGAGTGTAGCATTGATTAGACAGATAATTAGATCATCAAGTTATAAAAAAGTAGGAATGAGAAATGATCATCCGGACAATCTACAGGCAGGAAAAAGAATTAGGTTCGAACCAATAGCCTACGGTAGCATCAACGGAAAACAAAAATTTTATTACGATCCTGCAAAAGAGCAAGGGGAATTTGTCGATAGAGCTTTGCAAAGTTTCACGCTCGTTAAAAGAGACAGTCTAACCAAACACGTAATGGTTGCTACAAAAACTTTGCAGAAAATATTGGATGAACTTGGACTGCAAAGTGTAGACATCATAAAAGCAGATATCGAAGGACTATGGTACCAGTTTGCACATGAAATTTTGGAAAACAAAATAGACTGCAAGTTTGTTGCACTTGAACTAGAATTGAATTTCGAGGAGAATGAAAAAGTAGAGCCTGCTTTAGAAAAAGCACAAACTGTTTGCGATTTATTCAAGGCCAACAACTATGATGTAGTAATCAACAGAAGAAGAGATAAACTGATGCTTGAAATGTTATTCATTAGGAAAGATGCATATGAAGGTTGAAATTTTTAGACGGACAGTAAAGGACAGACGCAGAGGGGCAAGTTGGGACCTATTGAAGCACATGGCCGAAGGTATCAAAGCCTGTGGTGATGAGCCTGTGATTGTAAATGAAGGCATGACCGGTCCATGGCAAAAAGACGAGATGGAACCAAACGCACCGATTGGTTGCATGTTTGGATATGGAGGGTCCAATCAAATGCACCACACAAAAGGACGTAGAAGAGACCTTGTTGAACGTGCAAAAAAGAAAGGAATTTATATCATTACATTTGACGGTGGCATACTGTCAAGTTTTGGTAACACAATAACTGCTCCCAACCATCACTGGCGAGTGGCACTATATTCGCCAATGAATAACGGAAACTTTTTGAGTGATAACAGTCCTCCAGACAGATGGGAACGAATGAAAAAGATCTGGAACATAAATTATGCACCATGGAAAAAATCAAACCCTAATGATCCGATACTGTTTGTACTTCAACCACAGGACAATTGGTCAATGAACGAACTGGATCCAATTAAATGGTTCAATGATGTTTACAAAAAATTAAGACCTATAACCAAAAGAAAGTTTATTGTCAGACCCCATCCTAATCATGTTGCCGCAATGGAGAATAGACTAGCAGAATTTCCTAAGGATAACGTTGAAGTTATTATTGGACAAAAGTTTTTCAAGGGTGATGAGAAAAAGCACTATAGATTTAACTATCAGGACGCATTAAATAATTGTCATGCTGTTGTTACTCACAATTCTACTGCCTGCATCGACTCTTGTGTTCGTGGAGTCCCTACCTTTTGTACCTCAGATCTTGCACTTGCTTGGCCTGTAGCAAATAAAGATTTATCTAAAATTGAAAGTCCGGAATATCCTGACAGGGATCAATGGGTTCATGACCTAGGATACAAACAATGGACAGAAGCAGAAATCAAAAATGGCACTGTGTTCAAACGTTTCAAGGAAAAATTAGGATTATAATATGTGCGGCATCTACGGAATAACAGCAAAGGATCCAGAATTTATACAAAACTTTATTAAGATTTGTAAACACAGGGGACCAGATGGTGAAAGCATTTGGAATAATGACACTGTGACTCTAGGACATAATTTATTAAGTATCATGGCCGATCCTGCAAAATCAACACAACCATGGAAAACACCAAAGGGCAACGTGCTGGTGTACAATGGAGAAATTTTTAATTACTATGAACTGACACAAAAATATAAAGATTTTACTGACACAACAGGTTGTGATACGGAACTACTAGCATGGGGTTTAGATAAATTTGGGCTTGACTTTATTGATGAGATTGACTCTATGCACGGATTTGCATATTACGAAATTGACAAGAACACAATAACTTTAAGCAGAGACCACGCCGGAATCAAACCAGTGTACTATGCAGAAACAAGTGAAGGCTTGATATTTGGCTCTGAAATAAAAGGAATGATTGACAGGGTGCCTGGATCAAGAAAAGTGGATAGGATGGCAATGAGTTGCCTTTCATGGACCGGCATCAATGCAACAGCAAACACAATGTTCAGTGGTATCAAGAAACTACTTGCTGGAGAAACAAAAGTATATGATGTCATTAATAAAAAATTTATAGAAACAAAAAGAATATTCATTAAGCCTACAAGCGATCATTATTTTGAACCTGCAGAATTTAGGAAGATGGCATCTAAGACTGTCAAGATGTGTACTATTGGACAAAGAAAAATA